CCTGGCATCTGCGGCGGGTTAATCCCCATCATGTCACCCGGCATTCCAAACCCTGCCCCCGGTTGCATACCGCCCCCCGGCGGTGCGCCTGGCGGGTAAACCTGCCCATTCTCCCCAAACCGCACACCACCACCCAAGCTATATCCCGGCCCGCCCCCAAACCCAGCCTGCGGGCGCATCTGATTCATAAACGCTGGTGTCAAATTCCACTGTGCCATTTCTCCTCCAATTTCAAAAACCTTAATTTTTAGTTCCCAATTTCTGCTCCATCGCCTTCTCATACACGCTTGCCGCCACCGCCGGGTGCGTCCCTTGCGGGGCATACCGCGCCGCAAACGCCATCATTGCCTGCGGCTTTCCCCTGTGCTCACTCACATACCGCGCCAGCGCCTCATCCCGCGTAAGCCGGTTCCCCTGCGCAAGCTGTCCCACCACCCCATCAAGAATTTGCCGCGCTCCAATCACCGCCTCATGTGCCACATCCCTCATAAAGCTCCTTCTAGTAATTAGTAATTAGTAATTACTAATTAATTCCGCAGCATCCCTGCCATATTCATCGCCCCCTGCAAATTTCCGCTTGCCGCCACCATATCCGGCGTCACCGCCCCCGGTGGCATCGGCATTCCCCCCTCCGTTCGTCCTGAGCTTGTCGAAGGATGGGAGGCGTTGGGGGCTGGCGATGGATTGGCAACTTGTGGCGGCGCTGGCGGCGTAGGCGGCAACCCCGCGCTCCGCCGCACCAAATCACCATACTCCTTCGCCAGCGGTTGGCCCAGCTCCTGCACCATCTGGTCGCTCATCAACAACTTGTCCCGCATCACGCGGATAATCTCATCAGTCGGGCTGTCCGCCGCCAACCCAAACAACTTCTGGAACTGGTCAAGAAACGTCTCCCAGCTAATCCCGTTCGCCTTCCACACACTCATAAACAAGCTCGCCAGCGCCGCTTCATCCTTCGGCATATTGCTGCTCAGCTTCACCACCACCCGCGTGCTCGCCCCAATCTCATCCGGCTTCACCCGCTCATTCACAAACTTCCCCCACCGCCCATCGCCATACGCCTCCCATCCATCCTCCGGGTCGGCATACTCACGGGTTAGCGTCAGCACATGGCTATACAAATCCCGCAGCGCCGCCTCCCGCTCCGTCTGCCTGTCCGCAATCACCATTTGAAACGCATTCGCCAGCCCGCTAATGGCCTGTCCGCTCAGGTTAAACACTTGCCCGTTCAAAACCTCCGGCGTTCCCACCCGGTTCATCTGCTCCGCCAAAACCCCCATGCTCTTAGGAATATCGTTTGTCTGCGGTGGCGAGGCGACAAACCCAATGCTCTCCCCCGGCCCCAATTTATTCACCGCATCCGGCGAGAGATCAATTACCCCATCCTTCTTCGTTGTTTGCACCGGCGCGTGTGCCCGCCGCACCGTCTCATCCAGCATCAGGCTTGCCATCAAATTCATCGCCTGCAAAACCCCCATCGCCTTCGTGCCTTCCGGCGCATCCCCCGCGCTCAACGCAAACAACACACTCTGCCCGTCATACGCCTTGTTGCTCGGCGGCGTGCCAATCCCCGCCCAACCAAAAAACGGAATGCGCTTATACCCCACCATCACCACCGGTTTCTTCACCCACTCCGTTCCCTCCCCTTCCTCCTCCCCCACCCACGCGCAATGCACAATTTTTCGCACCCGCACCTTCTGCCGCTTCTTCCCCGTCGCGCCCCTGTCCTCACTTTGCCGCGTATCCGGCTCATACAACCCCTGCGCCGCCATCGCCTCTCCAAGACTTGTCCCGCTTTCAGAATTCTGCATTCTTAATTCAGAATTCTGCATTTCCTCCACCATCCGCTCCACGCTTCCCTTTGGCTCATCTCCGCTCGCGTCCTGCGCCTGCGGCAAATCCAATACACTCTCCACCCGCCAATACTCAGAAAAATCAACCTCCTCCTCCAGCCAATCATCCTCATCCACCAGCCGCATGGGGCGCGTCAGCGTCACATCCCACTCCGCCTCAACCTCCCGCCGCGTCCGCTTCCATGTGTGTATCAGCTCAGTCGGGCGCTCTCGCCCTGTGTCCCACACCGGGTAAACCGTGCGCGGGTCAGGTGTTGTCACCCGTATCGGGAACTCGTCCTCCGCCGCCTGCGCGTCATACACCGCCTTAATCCACCCCCGCTCCATCGTCAGCGCGTCCTGCTCCGCATATCCTGCGTGTCGGTAAAGCCCCAGTCTGTCCGTTGCCCCATACAAAAACCGCTCCAGCTTTTGCGCTCGGTCAGTCTCCGCGCTGTCAGGCCCGCCGCTGCTCGGCACAGTCACCATCCACCGCCGCCCAAACGTCAGCGCCTTCAGCTTAACAATCGTGTCCCATGCAATCGGAAGCGCCATCCGTATCTCGTTCTCCGCCGCCTCCTTCTCAAAAAAATCAAGATTCGCATACCGCTCATACCGGTCGCGCCGCTTGTTCCTGTTACCCGCTGCTTCAACAATATCCTCCCGTCGGTTGCACACAAACTCTAGCGTAAACCGCTTCAAGTCCATCAGGTTTTTCTTTTTGCTCGCCATAATTTTTAATTAGTAATTAGTAATTAGTAATTACCGCTGTGCTGGGTTCCAGCCTCTCGCCTTGCTTGTCCCCGCGCTTGGCGGGTAAACCTGCTCGCACACCATCTCCGCAATCCCCCGCGCCATCACCAGGTCATCATGCGCCCCCTGGCTGGCCGCCGCCTTCCCCCTGTCCCCAATCACAAAACTCATCGCCTCGCCAATCTCATCCGCGCACACCATCCCCGCCGTTGCAGTTCGGTAAAATTGCGCGCACGCATCCACCATCAATGGGCGCGTCCTCGCGCTCGTCACCCAGCCCGGCTTCTCCGCCACCGCCCCCGTCTCATCCACCGGGTAAAACAAATTCCCATACCCCTCACACTCCTTCAGCGTGGCAATCCCTGCGTTATTCCGCTCCGGCGCCAGCGCCGCGTGGTTATACAGCTCCGCCGTAGCCATAAGCGCCTTCCCAAACTGAAAAGGATCAGCCTTCCCCCACACCTGCGCCACCTTCTTGCGCGTCCGCCACTCCACCACCATCCCCGCGCAGTTATCCCCCGCGCTCAACCCCTCCGCCGTGTCCCCGCTCACCACATAAAACTCGCCCGTGCGCGGTTCCTCCCACACCTTCATCGTCAAATTCGTCCCCTCCACCACCGTCTGGCGGATGGGTAACCGGCGCTCCGCCTCCGGCAATATCCCGTTCAAATGTTCATTGTCAAACCGGGGCCGTCCCGTCCCAATAAAACACGTCTGCTCATCCTCTGGGTATTCTTGCAAAAACGCGCTGCCGCCGCCCTCCCGCGCCATCTCCGCCCACTTCATCCGCCGCCATGCCACCTGCTCCGGGCTTAGCTTGATGCCATGCAGCGCCGCCTTCTGTGCGCACACCATCTCCTCAGCCGTCCACTCATTCACCGGCACACCCACATCCGCCCGATACGTGCTGTCCACAAACCACGGAAAAAACAAAAACCTGTAAGGCAGCGCCCCCGTCCGCGCATCCTTCACCATAGAATAAAAAAAATTAAACCCATTCGGCGTGCTCTCAATCACAATCTCCCCATCCTCAGCCACCGCCTGCGGTATCCCCGTCCACACACTATGATCCCGCCAAAACGCAAACTCGCTCAAATGCGCAAAATGAATCCGGTCTCCCCGACCAAACGCCCGGCTCCCCGCCGTGCCAACGTAATAACTGCTGTCCAAATTCACAAAACTCAGCTCCCGCCGATTATTCCGATCAATCGCGGGCGGCGCGGGCATCTCCCGATGCATCACCCGCACCCGCTCCAACAGCTTCTGCGTGCTATCCATATCCTGCGCCACCGTCACCGCCCGTGTCCCCTTACGCCGCACACACCGCCACAACCCCAGCCCCAGGCACGCCGTGCTAATCCGCACCTGCCGCGCCTTCAGCACAATCGTCCGCCGCCCCCGCTCCGCCACAAACCGTTCCTGAATATCCGTCAGCGCCATTGGCACAAGCTGCCCCGCGTTCTCCTTCGGGTAAACCTTCAGGCAGCGCGGGGCAAACTCCCCAAAATCATCTAGCCACTCAAACCCATTCACTTCAGCTACTCCGCCGCCACCGCAAAAAATCCCACACGTGCGTCAGAAAACGCAAACGCCCCGGTCGTTCCACCGATCATGTTAATGCTCACCTGCATCAACACACTGATCGTCTGCCCCGGCTTCACCACCACCGCGCAAAACCGCGTTCCCAAAGTCGCCCCATCAGCAAACTGCTCCTGCCCCGCCGGGGTTTGCGCCGCACCATCCACAAAAACCACCGGCGTCATCCGCTCCACCACCGGGGCGCCGCTCACTTTCCACGCATTCCCAAAATCCGCCAGCACAAGAACCAGTTGCGCAAACGATTTCCCATTCGTATACGTCCGCGTAAACAGCCCAAACTGATTCAACCCCGTGGGCAGCGTCCCCGTAAAAATCGGGTTGCTGCCCGGCGCACCCACCTCAAACCCGCCCGGCTTCGGCACAAACGCCCCCGGCGGAAACTGCATCCGCCCCTCTGTTCCCTTCTTAAGCGTAGCGGGTGGGCTGGTTCGGATGTTCAACACCCGCGCCCCGCCCCCATTCGCATTCACCTTAGCCTTTGCCATCATTCACCACCAATTAAACAAGCACCCCCGGCCTTGCCGCCGTAATTGCCATTCGCAACTCCTTCAGCCGCCCGCGGTGCTCACACCATTCAATCAACGCCATTGCCTTCAAACTCAACGTATCACCCGGCAGGTTGTCCCAATCAACCCTCAACCCAAACGCCAGCTCACGCAATTCCGCCAGATTAAAATTCCGCTCCAGCGTTCCCAGAACCAGCATATTCCGAGGGGCCTGCCGTCTCAGTTTGGGTCGCCTAACCTGTTAATAAGCGTGTTCACCTGCTTTTGCAAAACGCCCACTTGCCCATCCAACATGGCAACCTTTTTCCCATACACCTGCGCTGTCAGCACCGACCCCAGCACCGCCCCCAGCCCCGCGCTCACCGCCGCCAGCAACATATCTCGTAACAGATCCATGCCAGCCTACCGTGCCAGCGCTGCCAGCAAAATCAAACTGCCCGCCAGCGCCAGCGCCAGCGCCACAAATCGCTGTGCAATAAAACCCCGCTTCGGCATCGGCAGCCCCCGCATCGCCACATCATCCACCCCCAGCCGTTGCGCCTCATCCACCGCAATCGCCCCAACCACAATCACCGTCAGCGCGTCAATCGCCAGCTTAATCTCCTTCGGGAACGCTGGCACAAAATACAGCGCCACCGCCCACACCAATCCAGACACCGCAAACCAAAATTTGGAACTTCTCAACAACACCTTCAACATTTCTTTCCTCCTCTGTTATCTGCTTCACGCATGGTGATCCTCACCATGCGCCCGTCACTTCCTGGTCGCCCGCCGCTCCTGCCGTAACTCTATGGGCTGGGATACTTCTCGCATAACCGGCTCAAACCCATACAACGCCACCCGCACCAGCGCCCTCGGCAGCGTCCCATACCGCTTCGTAAACGCGCACTCCACCCCGCCCCACGGGTCTTTAATCACAAAATCCTCATACCCCCCGCTCCCAAACGCCTTCGCCAGCACAACCCAATGCTGGTCAAACTTAACCGTCTTCGGGTCAAAATCCACACACCCAATTCCCACGCCCCCCGCCCGTATATGATTCCAAACAATCTCCAGCTCCCCTGGCGGAAACTCCACCGTTTCGTAATACCCCGTCACATGCGTTAGCGCAGGCCCAAGGCTCAGCCCCGCCCGCCGCAGGTCAAACGTCCCCGCGCAGCACCCATTCCAAAACAACCCCCGCTCCTCAAACAACCGCGCCGCCACATCCGGCGTGGCCCGCCCCAGCATCCCCATGCAGCTCATAAGGCAGCCATCACTCCCAATCGTGGCATCCGCGCACGTCCCCAGCCGCGTATCCTTCCACCGCCCATCAAGCTGATTCCATGTAGCAACATCCAGCCATTCCATCACTTCACCATCCTTGCCACTTCACCCACCCGCGCCGCATACATCCACGCCCGCGCGCAGCCATCCTGCCCCGCCCCAAACGCTGGAAACCACCCCGTATCCCGTCCGCCCACCCGCACACACGCGCTCGTCCCCCCGTTATAAACCCGTGTCGCGCAGGCCAAATCACCCCCGCAAAACCGCGTCAAATTCCGCAGCAACACATACCCCACCGTCCGCGCATTCACCAGCGGGTCAGCCAGCTCCGCCGCTGTTGGCCTGTCCCCAAACCAAAAATAAGGGTAACCCTTTTGGTCTCTGGGCATCACCTGCCCCAGCCCAACCTCCCCATTCCGTCCAGCCAGCCCCTCCCGGCACTGGCTCTCCACCCACACAATCGCCCACACCTGCGCCCGCAGCCCCCCAAACATCTGCGCCTCCATCCGCCGCAGGCTCGCATCCACCTCCGGGTATCGCGCCACACACCCATGCACACTATTCACCCCGTCCCCCTGCCCCGCCACCGGCGCGGCAGCCAACACAACAACCAGCGCCCCTGCCAGCGCCCCTTTCAGCATTCTCCATCCAGCATTCAGCATTCCTATTTCCTCCCCATCGCTTCCGCCATCGTCAACGGCGCGTCAATCGTTTGCAGCTCCGTCCTCCGCCGTAGCAAAAGCGTGCCCTCATATGTCACCCCGTCCAGATCACCTTGTATCACCAGCCCGGCGTATTGCCCCTCCGCCCACCGCGGGGCCAGCCTCACCCCTTGCAGCGTCAGCGTCACCCCGCTCACCGCCGCCGCCGTCACCGTCACCCCCAGCGTCAATGTGCTGGCATCACTCAGGGTGATGGTGATCGTGGCCGTCCCCGTCAACGCCACCCCTGTCACCGTCACATCCACGTTCGTCCGCGTCACGGTCGCCACATTCACATTACTGCTCATGGCCCCCGTCACCGCCCGCGCCCCCAGGTTGCGCACCATCACAGTCTGCTGTTGCCCCTGCGTCAAGCTGATGGCATTCGGATCCAAATACGCCGCCGCCCCCGCCGCCGTCACCGTGATGCTCACACTCACCACGCTCCCATCACTCAACATCACATCCACATCCGTCCCGCCCGCGCTCACCCCGCTCAACGTAAACCGGTCAGCCAGCACACTCGCCAGCGTTGCCACGCCGTGGTTCCCCGTGTCCGCCCCCGTCACCGTCCGCCCGTTCAACCCGCCCAGAACCACCACCAGCGTTTGCCCCGCCTGCACACTCGGCGCAGATGGCGCAAACGTCACCGCAGCAGGCGGGGCCACCGTTCCCGTTTCCACCCCCACAACCACCGGCGTATTACGATAAAAATCCGCCCAGTCCTTTACAATGGTTCGGTTCTCCGGCACATTCACCAGACCCTGGCTGCGCCCATCCGGGAACTCGCTCCTAAACCACGCATACGCGCTAAAAAACTCAAACACATCACTCACGCCCCGCACCGCATTCGTCTGGCTTTTCATAATATCCAGCGTCAACGTGCTATATGCTCCGGGGCACACCGGGTTATTCAACGCCCCCTGAATCAACCCCAGCATCCGCGGGTCGCTCCCGCTCTTGCTAAACCCCATCTCCGTGTAGCGCCCATACAACCGCTGCGCCATCCACACACACTCACCCATGCTCGCGTGCCAGGTGCACCCCTCGCTCGCCCCATTACTCATGCTCAAGTAATAATCAAACGTCGTAAAATCAAACGCATCCGCCGCCCCCGTCACCCCCGGAATCCCCAAATAATCCCGCTCGTCATACACCTGGCTGCCCATAAACGCCACATTCAAATTCAACACAATCGGCTTCGTCGTCAGCTCGCGGAACTTCCGCGCCGCCGCGTGCGCCAGCGCGGGCGGCGTGTCCGCCCGCAGGTTCGGCTCATCAAACCACGTAAAACCCCACACCTCCGGCCTGTCCTTGCAGGCGTTCACCATATCCACAAACCCCTGCGTCCGCGGATCTTTCGGTATCAACACCAGCAGCTTCATATTCCGCGCCGCAAAATCCGCCCACATGTAATCGTAGGGCAACATGCTCGCGTTCCACAACGCCAGGTTACACCCGCACTGAACGCTCGGCGCGGGGTTATACGTCCAATAATTCGCCGCATACGCCCCGCTCTGCCCATACAACAACAACGGCATTTCCTTCGCCATCTCGCCTCCAGCCACCCCCCTCCCCTTGGGAGGGGTTGGGGGTGGGCAGCCATACTAATTACCAATTACTTTCTTACCCCAGCACGCCCGCCGCAGCGCCAGCGGATCATTCCCCAAATGCAACATCTCATCCGCCCGCAGCTCCCGGTTCCAAATCGCCAGCCCCAGCCACAAATTTGCCTCGCTGTTGTTGTCAGCCGTCTGTGTGTAATTCCCAATCACAAGCCATTCCCCCACCTCCGGCAAAAGGATCGCGTTGCCCCCCGCAACCACATCCGTCAACACCCCGCTCCCATAAAATCGGGTATCCCCGTCCTTCTTCCACGTCATTCCAAATTGCTTCAACGTCCCGTCTAGGCCGCAATTCCCGCCGGGGTTGCCTGCCCCATACGCAAAATTCACCGTGCCATCATCATTCGCCATAAACAAAACAGTCTGAACGCCCGGCCCCATCACCACCGCTGGCACTCCGCCATTCAAATTCGTCATCCCCCACGCCCAAATCGTCATCGCCTCCCGGCTCATCAACCGCCTCATTGCAGGCACATCAAACAACAACCCGCTCGCGTGCTGGTTCGCCTGCGCATACGCCCACCCACGGCTCTCCGGTCGCACCACCATGCTCCCGCCTGTGCCCACAATCAGCCCAGGCGCTCCGCTCACCACATCCACCATCCCATCCCGCGTGTTCCCATCCGCATAAAACATCAACCCGCTTCGCAGCCCGCCCTGTTTCCTCAAAAACTTTTTACCCATCTTTCTCCTTCAATTAATAATTCGCAATTCGCAATTCGCAATTACGAATCAGCCTTTCCCGCCGCCGCCAACTGCGCCCATGGGTCAACCCCCTGCGCGTTCGCATCCGGCGTAATCAACCGTTTATTCATCGCCACCTCCGCCCGCTGAAAAGCCAGCTTGCGGTCAGCCGCCGTCCCCCCAACCCCAATCGCCGCCATGTAAGCGGCCACATCAAGATCATTCACCTTGTCCCCCCAAAACTCCTCCCGCAGCGCGTCCGCCCGCGTCCGCAACAAACTGCCCTCCGCAATCTGCTTATGCAGCGCCTGCCGCGTAATCCCCAGCACATCCACCGCAAAACTCTGTGCGCTCACCCACCGCCCGCGGTTCGCTCTGCCAGTCGCGTGCCACGCCCCAATCGCCGCCTGCCTCACCCGAAACCCGTCCAGCCGCAGCCGCTCAAAACACTCCCAAAACCGCTGGCTCTGGTTTCCCCCCTTCATCTTCGCAATCATGGCTTGCTCATCGCGCGGCAGGGCCGCCAGCGCCATCTCCGTCAACGCCGTCCCATCCGGCATCGTCAACGCCAGTTGCGCCGCCCACTTGTTCATATCCGCGTTTCCAACATCTTGCCCGTTCATAAAGTCACTCGTTATCATAAAGTAACTTTATAACCCTGTCAAACAAAAAAGCCCGCGCGTTAATGCGCGGGCCTTTAATTCTGCATTCTGCATTCTTAATTCAGAATTCAAAACACATCCGTCAGCCCCTTCTCAAACCCTGCCGCCTGCTCCCCGCTCAGCACCATAATCACCACGCACCCATCATTCGGGTGCAGGTCAACCCGTGTCCCATTCTCAAACACCATCTGCCGCCACATTCCTTTCATCAAATACATCTGCTTCGGCTCAATGGCTTTATATGCTGCCTTCAAGTTCTCCAAAATATTCCCGGCCTCGTTCTGGTCTGCCCTTAACGTTCCCGATATATTTCCGCTTCCGTGTCTTTTCGCCATCTTCCATCCTCCAATAAACCGCATACAAATACCACTGGTTGCCCACCCGCCGCACCTCAAACCCCTTCGGCGTGGCGGGCCTGTCCAGCGCCACATCCCGCCCCGCGCCTATCCCCCCTCCCTCTCGGAGGGGCTGGGGGTGGGCTGCTTCCTCCTTGTCACTTTTGGGGCTTTCACCTCCTCGCGTTTACTCTCGTCCAGCGGTTCAATCAGGGCCTCATCCCGCGCCATTATCAACGCTGGCTTGGGCGCAGCCGTCTCAATCGCGGGCGGCGTGTCCGCTACGGGCACACTCATCCTCACCTTCCCTGCCACCACCCTCACATCAAACACGCTCGTAATTGCAAACGTCAGCAAAAACAACACCGTAAACACCCCCAAAGAAAGCGCATACGCCGTCTTTGCAAAGCGGTCAAACCCTTCCCCAAACAACTGCCATCCCGCCAGCGTCTGCACACTCTCCGCGCTAATCATCACCAGATACGCCCCAAACACCACACTCACAAAAATCCACATCCCAATATCCAGCAAATCCCCCCGATGCTGGGCTTCGCTAATCCTGCCCATCGCCCACAAAAGCCCAAACCCAATCACCATGCTGGCAACCACCGTATACAGCGGGTTCACCCCATAATGCAGCCCAAAAAACAATTCAGCAAGAATCCCCGCCGCAATGCTCACAAACTTCACCGCCACCCCCATCATCCCCATCGCCCCCTGAAACGTGTTGGCATACTTGTCACTCGGTGCCCGCGCCGCCACAATCGGAATCAGCGTGGCAGGAATCAACGTAATGCCAGCCAGCCCCGCAAACAAAAACGTCCCGGCATTTGTAATTTCAGGCGGCACACTCAAAACCCCGCTGCTCATCGCCGTATCCGTCAGCGTCAGCACCACCGTCAACAAAAGCCACGCCACCAAAAACACCACCACAATCCCCCGCGCCGCGTGGCTGGCTTCAAACCCCGCCAAAAACACCATCATCAGCGTGGTTATCCCCACCGTCACAATCGCCCCAATCTGCGCCACCTGTGGCGTTGCCCTAAAATGAACCGCGCCCAGGTGCTCAATGCTCGTATACGCATACTTGGCAATCAACCCAAACACCACCACCACCGCCACAGGCGCAATCAACCGCGCCATCCCCAGCAACAAGGCTGCCAGCATTCGCGCCAGCCCGTGCGTTGTCTCACGAATCCTCCGTTCAGCTTCCGCCGTCCGGTTTTCATTCTCCATTGTTACCCTCCAAAAAACTAAATTAAAATCAACACGCGCAGCGGGTTACCCTCCCTGCGTCGCCCGTGTCTTACCACGGGCGTTTCATTGCCAACCACCAGCCACCAGCTACTAGCAACTAGCGACCAGCAACTAGCTACTAGCAACCAGCAACTAGCTGCTACTCTCCCCAGTTCACCTCCTTCCCTTGCAGCGTAATAAGAAACCCAAACTCCCTCATCCGCCGCACGCCATCCTCCCCAATCGTATTCACCATATCCCCCCAATCCGCCAAAGTCGTAAACACTGTGATCTTCCGGTGCCCCGCCCGGTAGCGCACCAGGTCAAACAACACCTGCCGCTTCCAATCCGTCACCTGCTTCGGCACAAACTCATCCACCACCAGCGCATCCGCCTGCTTCAACGCGCTCGTATAACTCTCCACATCCCCCCCAAACCGCGCCTTCATCTGCTCAAACATCTCGCTCGTATCCAAAAACAAACCCGTGTGCCCCTGCTCCGCCAGCAACTTCAGCGCCCCAATCGCCAGCCCCGTCTTCCCCATCCCCGTCTTGCCCTTCACCAACAGCCAAAACTTCTCCGGCGGCGGCTGCCGCTCCTGCAACACACACCACTCCCGCGCCTCCCGCACCCCCTGCACATGGCTGATGGATTTCCGTTTCTTCTCAAGCAAACTGTCCAGCGTCAAATTCGCAAACAACGGCGGAACCCCCGCGCTCCCCATCAACCGCCGCGCCTCAGCCGCCCGCGCCTTCTGCAATTGCGCTGCCCCCGCCGCGCACACACACGCCCACGCCCCCGCGCCAATTCGCGCCAGCCCATCAAACCCAACCCGGCTAATCCCCTCCCCGCCACAAATTCCGCAACTCATAATAATTAGTAATTAGTAATTAATAATTCAGCGCAGCTCCCTCATCCCTTCCTCGCCGCCCGCCGCCGCAGGCTCAGGCTCCGCCACATGCCCAAACACCACCGCCGTCCGCCACCGCCGTATCAACCCATCCACATCGTGAAAGTTCGCCCGCTCCCGCCGCGCCGCCTTGCACACCTGCGCCAGCCGCTTCAAACTATCCTCATCACTGGGGATGGCGCCCGCCACCGCCTCACGGCTCTGCTCCCCCAGCCGTATCCCAAACACCTTCTCCACCAGCCGCACCGCCTGGCTCGTGTGCCCCCGCGCATCCAGCCCATACATCGCCCCCAGCTTGCACACCCAATTCCGCCCATTCCAATGCGCCTCCACCAGCCAGCCTTTGGCAACCACCTCATCCAACGCCCGCCGCAGCGTGCTATAACTGCACCCGCAAAACCCCAAAAGCTCCGGGTAATTCAGCGCAAAACACACCGTCCCATCCCGCATAGCGATGGACGCGCACCAGTCCATCAGCCGCCGCCCAGCCTTGCCCAGCCCCTGCGCCGCCCCCACCCTCGCCCCATACAGCGTCACACTAAACTTCGCCGTTGGTTCCGGTCTCTTTGCTCGTCTCGCCATAATTAATTAGTAATTAGTAATTAGTAATTACTAATTACTAAAGCTCCTTTTCCCACACCTTCAACCCATCATTCCCCAGCGCCGCCACAATCACCTCCAGCGCCCCCGCCAGCTTGCCCTTCATATCCATCAACTCACCCACCTCCGGCGTGGTAAGTCGTCTATCCCCCGCGTGGCGCAGTCCAATCGCCCTGGCCCTGTCCGCCACATCCATCACCTGCCCAATTGCCACCTGCACCTCCTGCGTCAGCTCCGCCATTTCATCCTCCCCCCTCCCATCGCAAGCTCGCTTGCGCGGAGGGGTTGGGGGTGGGTATTCACCACTTTGCACTTTCCACTTTCCACTTTGCCCTACTCCTTCGGAGCAATCGCCGCCCGCCCCTTCAATTCCGCCAGCGCATCCACCCCATACGCCAGCCCGGTTGCCAGCCCGCTCGCCGCCACAACACACATTAACGCCCCAAAACACTCCCCCCCGCTGGCGCGTGGCTCAACCAGCACAAACACCCCAACCCCCGCGCAAATCCCCAGCACCCCAATGGCGTATGCCGCCATGTGAAACGTGCTAATGTGCCTGTCAAAAAATCCATGCCACGGCAGCCAGTGCGCCAGCCACTGCCACAACACCGCCACAACAATTCCAATTATCATAATGACTAACCCACCTTCTTCTTCAATTGGGAGATATGTCCCCGCAAAGCGGCGTTAGCTCTCCTCATTACCTTAGATCGCGCCTCCTCTTCCTTCAACCTTTCTCTATGCCAATCCCGATCTCTCACAAGCTGATCATGGTTCTTCGCCATCAACTCAAGCGCGTCTGCTATCCGTAGCATTGCCCCCAACGCAATTTGCTCATCAGTTAAAGAACCATCATCCGATGTTCCCCAGTTTTTTTTAGATTCTTCGCGATAAGCCTTATGTGCCATAACACCCTCCAATTAGTAATTAGCAATTAAAGTTTCACCCTCGTCACTTCCCCATACCGCTGCCTGCTCTTATCCCAAAACAAATCCACCACCCCCGTAGGCCCGTTCCGGTTCTTCCGCACAATCACCTCCGCAATCCCCGGCCTGTCCGTATCCGCGTTGTAATACTCATCCCGGTAAAGAAACCACACCCCGTCCGCGTGCTGCTCAATCTTCCCGCTCTCCTCCAGGTCGCTCATGTAGGGCCGCTTATCCATCCGCCCTTCCACACTCCGGCCCGCCTGCGCCAGCGTAATCACCACCACCCCCAGGTCGCGCGCCAGTTGCTTCAACCCCCGCGCCACCTCGCCCAGTTCCAGGTAACGCTTATCCGCATTCCCCGTCCGCGTTGTCACCCGCTGCAAATAATCCACCCCAATCACATCCAGCCCATGCTCTGCCTTCACCTGCGCCGCCCGCGCCCGAATCTCCATCACCCCAATCTCCGGGCTGTCATCAATCCACAACGGCACATCCGTCCCCGCCAGCTTCGCCACCGCCGCCCACTCCACCTCATCCAGCTTCGCCGTCCGCAGCTTCCCATGATCAATATCCCCTTCCGCCGCAATATGCCGCATTGCCAGCGCCTTCGCGCTCATCTCAATGCTAAAAAACAACCCCTTCTGCCCCCGCTTCGCTCCGCGCGCCAGCATATTCCCCAGCAACGCGCTCTTGCCCATTCCCGGCCTCGCGCCAACCACCACCAAATCCTCCCGATACATCCCCGTAACCAGCCTGTCCAAATCCTCAAACCCCGTGCTAATCCCCCCCTGCTGCATCTCCCCCCGCGCCAACGCTTGCAGCCAATCAAACTCACGCGCCACCGCCTCCCGCATCCCAATGGCCTCCCGCCCCGCCCCCGGCATAAGCGCCCCCATCGCGGCTTCCATCATCCTGCTTTGCGCCGCCTCAATCGGCACACTCCGGTCATACCCCAGCTTTGCAATCGCGCTCGCCGCCCGTATCCATTGCCTGCGGATGGAATGCTCCTTCACAATGGCCGCATACCCATCCACATTCAACGCCGTGGGGATGTCCGTCAGCCGCGCCAAAAAACCCTCGCCCCCCGCCTCCTCCAACCGCCCATGCTTCCCCAGCTCATCCGCCACCGTCAGCACATCCGCGCTCAACCCCGCCGCGCAAATCGCCTCAAACACCCAGCCATTTTTAACAATAAAAAAATCACTCGGCGCCAGCCCAGCCCTCACCCTCCCCACACTCTCCGGGTCAACCAATAGGCTCCCCAGCACCGCTTCCTCAGCCTCGGCGCTGTGCGGCGGCAACACATCAGCCATCGCTCACCGCCTGCTCCGGGTTGGGCTGGGGGTGGGCTTCCTCCACATACCTCACCCGCTTCCCGCAACTTGGGCAATAAACGTAGTCCTTCCTCAACTCTTCACCGTCAGAATCAATACACCACGCATTACCACACTGCGTAGCCCAATACTCACCCTCACCAAAATCAGACACTCGCCACTCGCACACCTGCTCTGGTCGAAGCGCAAACCCCTGTGTCAACGCTTCTTCAATCCCCTGTGCCAATCCACTTATTACGCTTGCTGCATCCTCCACATTCATCAACCACCCGCGCCCTTGCTTGCTATCTTTATTCCTCACAATCAAATGAATCCGGTCGCTGGGGTCATGCCCCGCCAGTGTGGAATAGTGAACCAAAACCTCTATTGATTGGTTCGGCCAGACCGCCAAATAAATTCGCTCATCGTTCCCAGGCACTCCCACACTTGTGCCATCATCAAACATTAACGTAAAAGATTTCTGTGTGCTTCCCATTTTTAATACTCAATTTCTAATTTTTAATTTCCTCGTGCCCCTGCCAGTCCACGTTCTCCGCGCACCGCATCACCACCCAAAACGCGGCCCACACCACCAGCGGCGTAGCCAGCGCCACCGCCACCCCCGTCACCACCGCCGCCATCTAACCACCCCCCTTCACAAACCAAATGTATCGCCTGCACAAATACCCCGCCCAATCCGGCCCCTTCTCATTCACCTCCTCCCAGCCCAGTGCGCCCATCTCCCGCGTCACCGTGTCCATCTCCGTATTGCTCGGCATAATGCGCTCCCGCTCCAGCGTCACCTGCATCTGCCCCGCGCTCGGCATCCACTTCACCCGCATCATCAACCCGCCCCCAAACGCATAAAATGCCGCCTCGCCCCGCTCCGCCTGCGTCACCATCCCATTCAACACATCCTTCATCTTCAGCATTCCGCGCCTCACTTAAACAAAGCAAGCTGCACCCCAGCCTGCTCACGTATCATCTGTCTGTATTTCCACACATCCAATGGGGTCAACCCAGCCGCTTCCCACTTCCACACAAAATCACTAACCTCCAACTCCGCCTCTGTATCATTCGGATTTTTTTTTGCGCGGGCCACCGCGCGTGCATAGCGCGTCCATTCCTTCGCCGCCTCTGGCAGCGCCTTATTCATTTGCTGTATTGCGTTCGCCTCCGCGCTCCCAAACACCAGTGCCATGCCTCACCTCCCCAATCCCTCTAGCGGCCACCCACCATCCACACCATTGCCTTCGGTTTCGCCACGATCTCATCCAACTCTGCCTCGCTCATCATCTTTACACCACGTTGCTCACAATCTCGCGCATCCAGCGCCAGCCCCCGCGCCCGCCGCCCTGCCCGCATCTTGATCACCTGCTCCGTGATCCAGTTATTCCCATCCGGCGCGTTCACGCTGCCCACCTGGTCGCCTTCCTCATTCACCGCAACAAGAATCATTCTTCACCTCGTAATTAGCAATTAGCAATTAAGTTGGGCAAGCGCCGGGCCGCCTGCCCTTGCCGTGGGGTTTGGGGATTCACCAAACAGAATGCCCGGTCTGTCCAGCTACAAATCAATCGTCCGCGTCTTACCTCACCATTAAAACCAGCCAGCCCCCACGCCGGGGCTGACCTGCGCCATTAGGAGAACAACACCAGGGGGAAAACTACAAAACCCCTCACCACCGGGTGGCGTGCCCCGCGTAGCTACGAAATAAGCCCAGCCCTCACCGCTCGCATCACCCGCATAATGCTGGATGCGCTCACCCGCACATGCGTAACCGCCACATTCCGCCACTGCCCATTCACTCTCTTACGGCGTGTCACTACCACTGCCGTCATACCCGGCAAAGGTCGTCCTTTCATCTGCGTCACATAGTTGTCTTTCATCACCTCACCTCGCAATTAGTAATTAGTAATTAGTAATTAGTAATTAACCCATCACCACCTTCACAAAATCCTTCATCTCCACCACATCCCCCATCCTCATTCCCACGCGATGCTTCGCCACAATCCGGCGTTCCTTATTCGCGCTCTCGCTCACTAAAACACTGGGCCTGCCATTGGTGTAGCAATACCCCACCACATCCACCAACCCCAAAATCAACATCTCCACCGCTGGCGCAAAACTCGTATGCACCAGCATCCGCGCCCACGGCTCAACCGGCATCGTCTCGCTGTCCGTCACATGGTGCGCCGTAATCACCACGTTCCACGGCCCGCACAACAACGCCCGCAGCGCGGGCATCACCTTGCCATTCACCCGCGCAAAATTCTGGCGCGGGTCTTTCGTTGGGGGCAGCACATCCACAAACCGGCGGATGGCCGCCGCAAAATCATCCAGCACCACCGTCTCGCATTTCTCGCGTTTGGCTAGCTCAGCCACATCAGCCAGCTCATCAGCGCTCACCAGCGTAGCCTTCTTGCAATCCAAAAAATCCGCTCCTCGCGCCACGCTATCCTGCACCACCAGCGGCTTGGGGAACTGCGCCGCCGTTGTGGTTTTCATCGTGCCCGCCGCTCCGTAAAGAACCACCCGCCGTGTTTTTCGTGTTGTTGTATCCAGTTGCATAATGCTTCTCCAGTTTCATCGCCAAATACGTCCGAAGATGCGGCATATACACATTGCTCTCCGCCCGCTTCACAGTCTGGCTGTTGCACCCCGCCCACGCCGCAAGCCCTGCCTGCGTCAGCCCCATCCTTCTCCGCATCAAAAGGATGAACTCCGCCTCGGTAATTTCCACTTGTCTTAGTAACATTTTGCTTATCGCAGTAACATATTAAACTTGTTTGCTCTTTTTGTCAAGGGGGTTTACAATCAATTTCGTGAATGAGTTTATAAACGCAACTGACTTGCGAGACCTTATAAAAGCCAAGCAGGGCGCCGCCAGCCTGCGCTCCGTGGCCCACGCCATAGGCATATCAGATGTCACCCTGCTCAACTTCCTGCGTGGCTCATCCCAAACCATAGATGCCGAAAACACCATCAAGCTGGCCCACTGGCTCAACATAGATGCGGCCTCGGCCCTCATGGGCATGGGCCACAAAGAAGTGGCCGAACTTCTTAGAACCCCGGAGCCGCAAATAAAAGATCGCCACCTTCGCGCCCTCTCCAAAGCAATGAATGGCCTTATGGAATACGAAAAAGATGCCGTCGTCCGTAACGCGCAAACCCTCATCGCCACCCTCAAAGAAACCCGCGCCACCTACCAGGTCAAAGCAAACGGAGCAAAGACCATTGGCTCAGACAAACCTTGATCCCCGACTCACCCCCGCCGACATTACAGACGTGGCGTGGTGCATCAACGAAGGCACAGACGAATACTGCGGCATCCTGCGCGTCCTTTACCAATACATGCTTGGCACCATCAACGGCGCGCACAACTTCGAGCCGGCCAAAGCCGAGAGCCTTGGCATCGCCCTGCGCCTTTTCTCCGATGGTCAGGCAGACTTCGAGATAACCTTTGCCGCCCTTCGCGTCATCGTAGACCAGGAACTAAACAAACGCCCCCAGCGCGGCCCAGCCAAAAAACGCAAGCTGAGCCTTTCATGGGAATGGACAACAGAATAATGGCCGACCTAGATACGTTGCGCAACCTCATCCGTGCCCGCCTCATTGCAAACGGCACACCCAACCGCCCCCAGCCCTATGCCGATGCCGCCGCAGAATTAGGCTGCACTGCCTCCGCCATAAGCTACTTCCTGCTGGGCAAAACCGGGGTATCCGTAGAGATGGCCCTGCAACTCGCCCGGTGGCTGCGCCAACCCCGCGCGTCCATCCTCCGCATGGCTGGGCACGATGGCATTGCCAAACTGTTGGCAGAACGCAACCCTGCCCCATCCCCCCACGCGCAAGAAATAACAAACCTGCTAGACGGCTTGCCGGCCCAGCAGCAACGCGCGTTAGTCGCCTACCTGCGCGAGATGATCAAAGAGGAATAACAACCGCCACAGAATCAACCGGGGAGCTTGCAGAGGCCGCAATCACAGGAATATCCAAATAACTGCGCTCAGCCCTAAAGGAAACGTGCGGGCGTATTCGGGGTAGGCCAAGCAAAGCCGTTTCAAAATCAGCCATTGCCTGCGTCCCCAAGACAATGGCAGTCGGTGTTTTCCCAAAAGAACCTCTGCACTTTTCAATCTGCTCGTCAATTCTTTTAAGCGCGTCCATAATTAAATTTTACCGTAAATCCACTTTACAAATTCAATTAATTCACACCAGTATTCGCCCTCAATAAACATTGTGTAAAATAAAATCACTGCACTTTGTAAAATAAATCAACGCTTCTTCTTTCTCCCCGCCGCCGCCTTCTTCAGCGTTTCTGCCAGCGACCCCGTGCGTGTTTCCGGCAGCGTATCTGCAAAATAAAACCCGCTCCTGCTTTTCTGAATAGTGATGCTCACCGGGTCAGTTGAGTGAAAAATCTCCAGCATAGATTTAGCAATCACGTCACCTTGCTCCTTCAGCGCGCGCGCAAACGCCTTCACCGCCTCGCGCTCCACGCTGTCCATCTTGTCCACCAGTTGCGCCACCTGCAACATGCGCAAGCTAATAGCCAATTGAGCATACACCATGTCCCAAATTGGGCTATCCCCTGGCACAGGCAGGCCCGGCTTAAACACGCCATCCGGCGCAAGAAACCGGGCCATATCAGCCAGATCATCCCGCAGCTCATACGGCCACGGCGTTTTCGGAATAATCACACGCTTCGCCATGAAACACCTCTTAACGCATCCTCAACAACCTGTTCGCCAGCCAGCACGTCCCGCTCCCATACCTGCACACTTCTGCAAATTGGAACCCCCTGCGCCGCCACGCCACACATCGCCAGCATTTTGCCCGCGTCGTGATACTGCCTGCCCTCATGCCAGCGCTCACCCTGCACTGCGATAACGAGGGCTTGCCCAATATCTGGCGCATCCAACGCCACAAAGTCCGGGCGTCCAATTCCCAATTCAACCTGCGTCTGGTAGCGCACCCCGCGTTTTAGTAAATACGCCTCGGTGAGCAACTCAATAAACGTGAACTTCTCACGCCCAGGCAAAACAGATATCGCACGCGCCTCGCTGGCCCGTGCCGCGCCGACCTGTTTGCACCATCCAGCAAACTTTCTCGCCGCCTCACTTGCGCTCGGCCTGCCCTGCCCTGTCCTTACATTCGGCACATCCGCCACATCCGCAATATCAGTTACACTTTTCACCAAGAGCCACCCAATTACGCGCAGCTTGGCTGCACTTGTGTAAGACCAATTGTCATCACGCTATTGCCGTTGCTATATTGGCTCTCATTCACGCTGGTCACCTTCACCACATACTTCTGCCCAATCACATCCAGCAACTCAAATGGTGTGGCCCGCGCCACCCACACATTCAGCATTCCTCGCAAAGTCGCGGCGTCAAACGGATACCGCCCGCCCTGCCTGTCCTCCATCCCATTTTGAATTTTCACATTCAACGTAAAGCGTCTGTATTCAATCAACTTGTCCTGAAACTTCAACGCCACGCTTCGCACAATCGGGCAGCTCCCTGTGCTATTTGCCAGTTTTAATACCAGCTTCAACCGCACCTCCCGCGCTACTGGTCTGCTTCCAGTCACTGCCATCCCGTCAGTTGGCGGGCAATTCATAAACCGCGCCAGCGTAAACCGGTTCTCCAGCGTTACTTGCTTCACCTGTGCGTGCTCATTTCCAATCAACACAAACGCCCCCGGCGTCAGGTCATACGCCGTGTTCTGATAAAGCATCACCTCGCCAGTTCCTGCGTCAAAACTCCGCACCGTTTTAGGCGCAAAGTAAGGCTGGCACAAACGTATATATCCATACGGGCTTTCATCCATCACCCCCAGGTTCACCCATATCCCGCTCTTGTCATATTCGGCCCACACCTCAACCCACCGCTTGCCATTCTCAAGGTTGTCCACATGCAGCCACACCCCGTCAATGTCTTTGTCAATCCATCGCGCGTCACTGCCAATCGTAGACGTGATCACGTAACCATCGCTCTCCCAGTCGTAGCCAAACCCCGCGCCAATGTCAGTCCACCGCTCCGGCAAATACACATGCACTATCCAATAACTTTGCACCCACCACAACCTCAGCCCAGTGCTGGTCAACATATCAATCCCCAGCGCGGTGATGCCCTGCCCGCTCACCGTGGCAAGCTGCACACAATGCCACTCGCCTTGCGCATCCATCCCATACACCCCGCTAATACCGCTATCCCCCGCGTTCACCGCCACATACAAATGCTCATGCGTCCCAATGATCGCGCTAATCACCCCCCTCTGCGCCGCGGGCAATTCCTGCTCAAGATCCGCGCTCACATGTCGCAGCACACTGCCATCCCACCGCCACAACCCGCTCCGCAACGGAACATACAAACACGCATCGCCCGCCCACACCCGCGCTCCCTTTCCCGCGTTGGCATATTCCATATCGCGCCAGTCGTGTATCTGGTAAACAATATCCGCGTTCATGCTCCACATTCCCCGCGCCCCAATCACAATAATCTCATTTCTAAAACCAACCAGCGCGTTCAAGGGCGTGCTGCCATCCCCCACTTTCAAAATGTCGCTCCAGTCCGTCCCATTTGTATAAACAAGCTGGCCCGCGCTCCCCAGCAAATACAAATACCCGTTATAAACCAGCAAGTGCGTGGCCGCCACATTAATTACATCCTCAAACACATCGCCCCAGTCCGATGTGGCCCGCTTCACAGCTCCTCCAACCGCCACCCATAACCGCTTATTAAAAACCTGCACCCCTGTAATTGCCCCGCCCAGTGCCGCCAGCAAATCCCACCCCGTCCCGTTCCATTTATACAGCGTGCTGTAACCCGCGCATATCAAATCACTCCCATAAATAGTAAAAAAACCCTGCGCCCCCGCCCGCGTCACAGCGTTCCGTTTCGGCGGGCTAATCAAATGCCCCACAAAACGGCTGTCACACACCCCTTGGTGATACCGATTGGTCGCTCCCTTTGCCTCATACTGTCCCATCCCCCCGCTAAAATCACTCTGCGTCCGCGTGGTGAACTGTTCCAGCGTCAGCGTCTCACGGTCACCTGCGCTCAATTGCCCGCCAAATGCCGCAATCATCCCGGTCGTCTGGCCCAAACTGCCCTGCTCCACCAGCATCAAAGGCAGGCTCGCGCCTGTGCCACTGCACAAATGGTCACGCAAAACCACGTCATACCGGGGGTCTTTCTCTGGGTCACAACTCATGTTCTAAAACTGCTTGGGGATGGCCGCCCGCACCGCCCGCTGGCTCACCACCCCAACATTAAACCGTTGGCGCAAAACATCCGCATTGTTCTGGCATTGCCGCATCATCGTCACGTGCATCCGCGCCGCGTCACTGCTGGGGTTCATCTGCGCCCGCGCCTGATGCAAAAACGCGCACGCTTGCTCAATCAAAAAATCATCCACCGCCCGCGCATCCACATCATAGTTGGTGGCCCCATCCACCAACATGGCCCCGCTCCCATCAAACCCAACCGCCGCAGCATACGCCACCCGCAGCATGGTGGGTATTCCAACAAACTCAGGCAGCACAATCTTTCGCTGCCCCATATTCCCCAACACCTCATACGCATTCACCGCCCGCCATATCGGTGGGTTGCTCGCCTGCGTATCCCGCCGCTCAACCAGCAACACGCTCACACAATCAGCCGGAAGGATTGCCTCATTATTCAAAGCGGCCATTGCTATAAGCTCGTTAAACTTCGGCGCCAGCACATCCCGCCCCGCCCGCAGCACAGCCTGGGCGATGGCATTGTTAATCTCATTTGGCGTAACACTAAACACCTCATACGCCGTGTTCGCCACAGTCGTATTTGCGTTGGGCCAATTCGGGCACACGTTAATCTGCCCCAGTGAAACATCCACACGGTCAATCAACCTACACAAAGTGCCTATGCGAACAGTGTAACCCTTCACCCCATCCGGCGCCATCCCCGCCAGGTTGCTGTCAATCAACGCCGCCGCCGTGCCATTTGCCGTTGTCGTCCCCGCAAAATAGCCCCCCATTCGTGTGCTCACACCCGCCGCCAAAGATGGAATCCCCGTCATTATTTCACCCGGCTCCCATCCTCACGCACACTCACAATCTTTCCCCGTTGGATGAGATCACGCAACGCCTTGATCACCTCTGCGTCCTCCGTCACCAGCTTGCCATTCTCAAATACCACGCTCCGGTAAATCCCCGCCGTTGTCAAATCCAAACTAAACGCCCAGTCACTCACAAACGTCACAGCCTCCCCTCCCACCGGGAGGGGCTGGGGGTGGGCTTGGTTTACAGATTGTCCTTGTGCTTTTGCCTTTGCCATATTCCTCCAAAAAAAGGGGGCTGTGCCTCAACAACACAACCCCCGTCTGGTGGCTAGCAACTTAGGAAGGGGGGTAGCCACCAGCCACCAGCTACGTAAAGTTATACAAATACCCATGCGCATACGGGTTGCGCAGGTAAAACGTGATGATCGCCTTCAGCGCCCGCTGCTCGCTCGTTCTCGTCTTGGCCAATGGCTCCTCGCGCATCTCATTCCCCGCCAGGTAGCCAACCCCGCCAAAATCCGGGTTCAGCAAAAACATCTCGCCGTTGCGCATCCAGTTGCTATAAACAACTTCCAACACGCCAAAGTTCGTCTCAATGTAATTCATGCTGATCCCGCCCGTCTTCGCGCTTGCCTCGCGGTTGGTCGTGATCACCGTGTTGGCCGTGAACAACGTGGTCAACTTGTTCCATGTGTTGCCATTGCACACAATCAAATTGCTCGTGTTCCCCTGCCCCACCTTGTCCGCCTGCGTTTCCAGCACACTCTCCACCATCGCCTTGCTCAACGCCGCCGCTGCCTTGTTCTGGATGAGGCCCGCGTAGATGTAGGGGTATATCCCCGCCATCTGCCCGTAGGCAGTCGCGCTAAACGCCTGCTTCGCCCGGCTGTGAATCAGCGTCAGCTCCATCAACCGGAACATTTCCTCGGTCGCCTTCGCCCGGCGAATGGCAAACTTGCGCTCAATGTCACCTGCCGCATCTTTCTCAAAATAGCGGCTCTGCCCCGATTCAGCATCCGTCACGCTGTAGGTTTCCACAAACTGCTGGCAGTAGTTAAACTGCATGTCCGGCGTGGTGTAGGGGTCGTTCTGCAATGTCCAATCTTCCTGCGTTGTGCGCGTTGCCACATACACCGGGGCGCTGGCCGCCGTGTGGGCCGCCGCCGTGCTGCCGTTGTAGGCCCGCGTCACCACCACGTTCCCGTTCGTCTTGTCCCCCGCCGTTGTCACCAGCATGAACTCATCCTCGCACCGCAGCACCATCCCCAAAAGAATGTTCTCCGCGTCCGTGATCGGGCTTGTCACAATGGTCGTCTGCGCGTTCGTGATATCCGCATTCAGCGTGAACTTCACCGGGCGCAGGTCATCATCGCCCCACTCATACTTCACGTTGTGCGCCATCCCGTCCTTGCTGGGCAGCCGCTTAAAGCTCGTCGGTCTGTCCCCGCTCCCGCCCGCAAACCGGGTCAGAATGGGATACTTCGTTGCGGTAAGGAGAATATCCTCCAACCCCGCGTTCGCCACATCTCGAATCAAACTGCCCGTATCCTGATACGTCTTGACCGGGCTTGTATTAGTCGTTGCCATTTCTACTCCTCAAAATCTTATGGCTTCGCTACGATGCAATCCCCAATCTCCTCCCCTCAGCCAGCAAATCCGCAAATGCCTCTGGCGTTCCCTTTCCGCTGGCCCGCAGCGTGGCTACCTTTTCCTTCCACGCTTTCACCTTCGCCTCATCCGCGCTCGGTGCTGTTCCACCCACGCCCGTGCTCGTCTGCGTCACGCCAGCTTCCACCAGCGCCTCAGTCCGCCCGCGCTTGCGTTCCAGTTCCGCCTCGGCCTTTGCCTTGCGCAAGTCCTCCTGCAAAACCTGCCCGCACTTCTTCGCCAGCGCCACCATCCCTTGCGGGCTGGCATACGCATACTGCTCAAGCACCTCAGCCAGGCGCTCATCCTGCGGGTTCAACCCAAACGAGCCAATCGTGTCAAACGCTTCGCGCGCATACCACTGCTGCCACGCCTGCTGATTCTGATACGCCTGCCACTGCTGCGCCATCTCCGCAGCCTTCTGCTGGTAAAACGCCGCCTTCTGGCTGTCATCTGCGTTCGCCAGGCGCAGCGTCTCAAGCTCTTGCTGTGTCTGCGCGTAAGCCTGCTGTGCTTGCGCATACTGCTGGCGCAGGGCCTGCGCCTCTCGGTCTCTGCTTTGCTGCCACTGTCTAAACTTGGGGTCATCCGTCAGCGAAGCCGCTTTGCTTGCTTCACTTTGCGCTTGCGGTTTATCGCCGCCCGCGCCCTGCCCTGCCCCTTGCGCTTGTGTATCCTGCGCAGGTTGGGCCTGTGTCGTTGTGTTTGCAGTCGTCGGCTGTGGCGTGGCGGCTATCCCTGCCCCAGAGCCAGCCTGCTCTGTGCTCGGAACTCCACCAGCGTTCGCGTTATCTGCCATCTCTCATTGCCTCCACTAAAAAACCGTGCGGCTCTGCCGCTTAAAGTTATTCAACATACTAAATCAACTTTATAAATCTGTCAAACAAAAAACGGGGCAACTGTAAACATTGCCCCGCCCGCCAGAGTGTTCAAAAGTGAGCATTCTGAGTGTTCACTTTTGAACACTCACTTTAATATAAGAGTAATTTAATACTAATCATTCAAGCATTCATTCCGCGTTTAACCTTTCGCGTGACCATCTTATGCAACAGCCCAATTTCTGGCGGTGATGGCATCGAGACGAACGCGCGTGTGCTCAGCAAGGACACGACAATTCGTCTGCACACAGACGCCGGGCAAGAGATCATCATCCAGCCCGTTGATCTCAGTGCCTTCGTCAAAAAATACGTAGACCCGCAATAAAAAAAAAGAGCAGTTTTGCAACTGCTCTTTTTTTAGATGACCGCATATCGCCCTACGGCGGCGCGGTTGACGTGGGTCAATACAAACCCTTCACCCCTTTCAACTTCTCAAACTTCGCCAACTGATCCTTCACCCACTTGATGGTGCTCGTCCGCGCCAGCTTCTGTTTCGTGCTCGTGTCCGCAAACCGGTAGTAATTCCACTGCTTCCACGCCTCCTCGCCCATGCCCTTCTTAATCCCGTTCTCAAACTCCGCTTGCAACGCCCGTGCTCTGGCCGCCGCATCATCTTTCTGCTTTTGGATGGTGTCGCTCCTCTCCGCGCTGGCCCGCGCGCTGGCGCTCATGTTCGCCCGTTGCACATCCTTTGCGGTCGGCATGGTCATACCTGCCAGCGCCTTGCCCAGCTCCTCATTCGTCCACCGCTTGGGGTAGGCTTGTTGCACCAATCCGATGAGTTGCGCCGTGCCCAGCGCCCCCACCTTCCCCACCGTTTCCTTGTAAGCCTTGTTCAAATCCTTCTCGCCCGCCGCCTTGCGTGCGTCATACGCATCCAGCGCAGGCTGATACACCTTGTCAAAATACGTGCGTTGCATCGCCTCAAGCGGGCTGTCATTCCGCCGCCAGTAATTCTCCACCATCGCGCCCGTCACGCTCTTGGCAAATCCGCTCAAGTCAAACCCGTCTTGCCTCGCCTGGTCAAGCACATCCCCTACCCGCTGATCATTCGCCACCAGCGATGGCACTTGCCCCAGCCATTGCTCCCGCGCCGCCGCATACGCCTCGTAGTCCACCTGCCCACTCGCGTTCTTAAAACTATCAAACGATGGCGCGGTTCGCGCAAGCTGCTGCACCACCTCTTCCTGACGTATTCGCTTCGCCTCGGCGGGCGTGGCCCCCGCAATACTGCGCGGGTAGTAGGGCTTCATCGTCCCGCCCACCGCCTCGTCTGCCGGTGCGCCCGTCCGCAACACATCCCGCCAGTCCTTCCCCGCCCCGCTCGGCTTCGGCTCAAGCGTAGCCAGTGCCGCCTGTCGCGCGTCCTCCACCCTCTGCCCAGGTTTCTTTGTCCACGGTTGCTGGGCAATCGCCTTATCCTTCACCGCATCAAAGGCCATGTTCAATGCCTCCCGTTGCCCACTCCGCCAAATATCCATCGCCTGCGTTTCGCTCTCACCGGGCAGCGTGCCATACTGCGCCCGCCCCACCGCCAGCGCCGGGAACATCTTGCGCACCGCCAGCATATCCGCCCTGCTCCCGTAGCCACTAGTGGCGCTGTATCCCGCCCCCCGTTCCTGCGCCATCTGCTCCTGTGCCATCCGCTCGCCGGTGGGCAGCAACTTCACATTCAACCCCAGCAACCCGCTGGCTAGGCTTTGCACCCCCGCCTGTCTGCCACTGCGCGCCGCCGCTTCCCGCACAATTCGCAGCGCTTGCGTGGCTTCCACTAGTGGCACGTTTAATTCCGCCGCCAGTTGCTCCGGTGTGGCAGTCGTCAACAAATCCTGCCACCCTTTCTCATCGCGCCCCGCCACCATCGCCTGCGCCACCAGGTAAGGCCCGCTCAGCTCGATGGGTGCGCCATTTGGCAAACGTTCCGTCGCCATATCGCGGATGGAGCGTGCCACATCATACGCCTCAAACCGCCCCGCCGCGCCCCCGCGCAACACGCTCTCCGCGTCCATCCCGCCCGGCGGCCCCATATTCAACAACGCCGTAGCACCTTTCACCATCCCTGTTTGTGGCAGCAAACTTCCCACACTCTTGCTCCCCACATCCGCCACCTGTTGCTCATACTCCGCCGTCCCCGGCTGCGCATCCACCAGCATATTGCTCATTCGGATGGGCACATCCCACCACGGCGCGGGCCGCAGCCCCACCTGGTCTAACATGCTATACAACTGCGCCGCCCCGCTCCGCCGCTCGTTCGCGTTCCCATCCCCCAGCTTCACAATGTTCGCAAACGGGAACAGCAGGCTCACCGGGTCAACCATCGCGCTCGTGCCCTGCGGCATCCCCAGCGCCTGCGTTGCCACTAGTGGCAGGGGTATCTCCCAGCCCCCCTCAAACCGCTGGCGGTAGCCGCGTTGCGCGTTCACGTCCTCCATCGCCTTCTTGTATTTCAAATACGTCAGCGCAATCCCCGGTCGCTCCGCAATACGTATCGCAAAGTTCCGCCCCTGACGGCTGCCCCAATAGTAATAGGGCGCAACCGCCCCCAGTATCGTGTCAATGTTCCGCTTCTGCCCGTAGTCCAGCATCGCAAAGTTGGCTCTGGCTTCCGCCTCTGCCACCGCCCGCGCCCGCGCCTCAAACAACTGCGCCCCCAGCTTCTGCGTGTCCGCTTGCAGCGCCGCCTTAATCTCGCTTGGCAGGGCCGTCACCCCGCCATCCCACTTCGCCACCACCCCATCCCGGATGGCCGCCAGTGCTTCCAATTGCTTCTTCTCATGCGCCGTCAGCAAGTCAATCACCAGCGGCGCATCCGCGTTCCCCATCTGCTCCGCCACCCTGTCCCGCTTTGCCACCGCCTCCCACATCCCCGCGCCCCGTTCATCCTGAGCTTGTCGAAGGCTGCCACTAGTGGCGCCCTCAATCCCCCCTCCTTCTGGGAGGGGCTGGGGGTGGGCATTCTTAATTTTTAATTCTTCATTTTTAATTGGCGGTGCCAGTTCCTTCAGCACATCCCCCGGCGTGCGCCGCGTCCCGTCCAGCCCATAACTCTCCGCCAGGTATTTCCACTGCTCCGCCTTCACCCGCCCATCCGTTTTCACCACATCCGCCCGCAACAAGTCCGCCACTAGTGGCGCGTTCGCCTGTTCCGCCGCCGCCAAAACCTCGCTGGCCGTGCGCTCCCCGCGCGTCCACGCCGCCGCCTCATCCGCCATCCCCAAATCCTGCGCCATGTGGCGTATCAATTCCACGTTCGCCTCGCGCTCCAGCCCCCGCACACCCGGCACGTTTTTGTAGATGGCATACTGGCTCAGCTCATTCACTGCCTGCCCAATATCCATCCGCCCCTCGGCGTTCACCCCAAACCCCATCGCTTCCCGCAGCGTGGTCACCGCGTTGCTATACGCCATGCCCAGCTCGCCGCCGCCGTCCAATGCCCGCTCAATCTGCCCCCGCACTGCCTGCCGCAGTTCATCCGCCATCGCCCCCGTCATCGCGTCAGGGGTGGGTCCAGCCCCCCACGTATTCTTAATGTCATACGCCGTCTCAGCCAGCCCCCGTTGCTTAACACTGTCCCGCACCAGTTCTCGCATCGCGCTGGCCTGCTCGCTCTCCCCCGCCGCATACGCCATTCTGTCCTCAATCTCTTTCACCACTGCGTCCCAGCGCTCCACCGCTGTGCTCGCCGCGTTGCTCTCTGCGCTCAGCGCCTTCTTCCCTCCCGCCTTCAGCGCCGCAATCTCCTTGTCCACATCCTGCGCCCGCTTCAACTCGTTATAAAACGCCTCAAGCTGGCCGCCCATTGCGTCCGCGCCATACGTGTTCGCCCCCCGCGTAATCCCAAAGTATTCCTGCGCCGCCACATCCACCCGGTTAAACGGCGCGTCCACCCAGCTCCTGCCGTTCATCGTCTTCGGTTCGCCATTCGGTTTCAACCACTGGCTGATCAGCCCCTTGTCGGGCAACTGCTCCCGCGTCGCCTCGAGCTGCGCCAGTTGCGTGCTCCCCCCCGTCAACTCATCCGCCGCATCCCGCAGCTTCCGCGCCTCAGCCAGCGCTTCATCCAGCGGTCGCTCCCCAATCCATTGCCCCACATCCTGCGGCGGGTTCAATCCCCCCTCCCTCAGGGAGGGGCTGGGGGCGGGCATCTCACCAGCCCCCAGCCCCAAACCCCCCGCCCCCGCTCGCGCAGGGGGCCGCCGCATATTCACAATCTGCTCCACCTCCGCCCGCGTGCTGCCATCACTCATCCCATTCACCAGCCGCGCCAGCTCCGGCCCATCCCATCCCAAATCCTTCAAGTCTTTCGCAATCAAACTTCGGCTCAGTTCCAGCTTCCGCAATTGCGTTTCCACACCCGCGTTAAACCGCTCCGTCACATACCCAAACGCCTTCTGCCACTCCTCGGCAGTGGCCTTGTTATACGCCTCAAACGTTCTCTGCCCGCTCTGATACTCCGCCAGCCAGCTTGTCTGCCGTCCCAGCGCCTGCGTAAACCGCGTGCTCGCGTCACCCTGCGCCGCCACCAGCACATCAAACACATCCGTGCTCAGCTCCGGGTTCACTTCAATCACACTCGCCGCCTTTCGCGCCGCGTTCACCTGCGCCTGGTCATATCCATACCGCAGACTTTGTATCCCCTGATCAAACGCCGCCGCATCCACCCCTCCCTTTGGGAGGGGTCGGGGGTGGGTTGCATTCAACAACCGTTCCCGGCTCACCGCCAACGCTTTCTCCAACCGCCCATCCAAACTCTCAATCCCATACCGCTCAAGGATGGCCGCCGCCGCCTCTGCGCTCTGCGCCCCGCGTAGCTCACCCAATGCTTGCCCCACCTTGCCATACTCCGCCGTCACCTGTTGCAAATGCGCGTCCCACTGCGCGTTCTTCCACGCCCGGTATTGCTCCCAGCCCGCGCGGTTCGTCTTGTCCCGCATCAACTTCTGGTATTGCGCGTCAATCGCCAGTCGCACCGGCGCACGGCTCTCTTCTTCATAGGCAATTGCGTGCGTAATCGCGTCCACAGCTCTCCCCCCTCCCCCTGAGAGGGGCTGGGGGTGGGCCACAAGACCCGCATACGCCTCTCTTAATCCCTGCCTCGCCTGTTGCAACTCTCGCGCCTGCGCCGTGTAACGCGCAAGCTCCTCGCTCGCCTGCGCCACCGCCTCCTCCTTCGTCATCGCCCCATGATTCACCAAGCTTGCCAGTGCGCTCTGCTGCCGCTGCATAAACTCAGCCACATCCTGCTCAAATGCCTTCTCCGTCACCGCCCGCGCGCTCAGCGGGTCGCCCGTCAGCCCTGCCGCCTTCGCCGCGTGGTCGCGCACCGCCTGCATCTGCCGCTCAAAATACGCCGCCACATCCTCGGCCTTCGCCCCGCCCTGCGCCATCGTCCGCAGTTCCGCCTCCAGCGCGGCCTGAAACTCCGGCGCAAGGTCGCGCATATCGCTCAGATATTGGCTCGCGTGGAACTGCTCCGCCGGTGTGCTCGCGTTCACAAACTCATTCACAATCCGCGTCACATCCTTCCCGCTCTTGGCCCCGTTCAACGCCCCGCCCAGGCTGTCCGCCAGCTCCCCCAGCCCATACTTCTCAAACAACGCCAGCGTTTCCTCGCCCAATTGCGGTTGCCAGTGCGCCGCCCAGCTATCCTGTATCGCGCTCCATAATGCTCGTTGGTATCTCGCCTGCTCCCCCTTGGTCGCCAGCTCCCCCATCTTGTTCTGCCACGCCCCCACAATCGGGATGTTGCTCAGCTTGCTCGCTGGCGCAATCTCCTCCAGCAATCCCCCCGCCCCGCTCGCCGCTCGCCGTGTCGTCAGCCCAAACTTATCCAGCCCCTTTCGCACATCGTCCATCCTCTCAAACATCCGCAGCCCGTCCGTCTGCGCAATCAGCGTATCGCTCACTGCGTTCCGTATCAAGTAGCCCGGTGTCCGCAGGTAGAACTCGCTCATCCACTGCTTCAACCCTTGCAACCCGCTCGCCTTTGCCGCGGGGTCAACCCCCGCCACCTTCTTCCCCGCGTTCAGCAGCGCCTCGCTCATCCCCACCGCCCACTCCGCCGGGTCAGATGTCTTCGCCGCCAGCTTCTCCAACTCTGGCAGCGCCGCCTTCAACACTGGCCGCGCCGCCTCCGCTTCCACACTCAGCGGCACATTCCCCATCACATCCACCAACCCCTTCGGGTTCTCCACAAACTGGCGTAGCCGGGCCACCGTCTCAGCGGGTGTCTCTGCTTCGCTCGCAATCCCCGCCACCTGCCGCCACGCAATCCCGCTCGTCACCCGCGCCTGCGTCTCTGGCGTAAACTCAAACAACTTCTGCGCCTTCCCCTTCACCTCTTGGATGGCCCTCACGATGGGGTTATTGCTCAGCTCACCCAGCGGCGCTACCCCCTTCGTCAACCGCGCCACTTCCTCGGCGGCCCGTTCCACATCCACCACCGCATCCGCCGCCAGCCCCGCCGCCTGCGCCGTCCCCTTCGCCTTACCCACCGCCTTCCCAATCGCCGGTATCACCTCGCCCACATTCAATGCAGATAGCGGGTCATACACCACGTTATACGCCAGTTGCCTTACAAAATCCTGCTCACTCCCAATCTGCTTTGTCCCCGTCACCCGCTGCGCCGCGTCCTTCCGCGCCGCTGTCGCTCGTGCTGTGGCATATTGCTCCGCCGTCAGCCGTGTTCCATCCCCCATAAATCCCGTCTGCGGGTCGCGCCGCCACTCTGCCAGCCCATCCGCATACGCCAGCCGCGCCTCACTATCAATGTGCGTTTGCACCCGCCCATTCCATTCCGCCCACTGATCAGCAAACGCATTCGCCTCTGGCTGTTGCGCCCCATTCACCGCCGTGTCCGGGTTCTCACCCGCCAAAATTCGCCGTATCGCCTTCGCCGCTGGGCTGTCCTTCGGGTCAGCCCCCATGCTGCTCCACGTCAGTTGGTTCACCGTATCAAGCACATGCTGGATGGGGTCTTGATTCGCTGGCGTTTTCACATTCAGCCAGCCCTCCCGCTTCGCCTGGTCATACAAACCCTGCGCCGTTTCCCGCAACGTGTCCCCATACCCCAGCTTGGTTTGTATATCCTCAACCGCCTGCTTCTGCGCAGGCATGGCCGCAAACCCCTTTGCCGCCTGCAACCCATACCCCGCCCCCATCCTCAGCGCAGTGGCTGGGTCAAGCAAGTTCGGCAAACCCTTCCCATCAACCCCATACACCGCGCCCGGCACATCCTGCATCACATTCCCCGCCGCTTCCTGCACCGCCTGCGCCCCAACATTCCACACATCACCCACCGCGCCCAATACGCCCATATTCTGTGGCCCATTCCAGTCTGGCAAATCCACACCTATCTGGTTCAACCCTGCATCCGCCAGCCCCCATACCCCGCGCAAAAGCGTGGGTATGCCACTCGCCTCAACCAAGTTCGGCGCAGTCGCCAGGGTGCGTTCCTGCTTCCCCAGCCATGTATCCCCTGGCGCAAACCAATCCGGCGCAGGTGCGCCACCCCCCATCTGCCACGGGTCATTCCACGCCCCCGGCGCATACCCCGGCGCATACGGCACAGGCGTGGGGCTGGGCGGCGCGGGGTTCTGCCACGCCTGCGCCTGTCCCGTGCCCGGCATATTCGGGTTCACCCAATCCTGCCCAGGCTGTTGCCCCGTATCCTGCCACTGCTTGTAATACTCCGGGCTATACGGCCCCACATACGGCGGGGGGCTTCCGCCCCCCGCATTCACATTCGGATTCACCGGCCCATACGCATTCGGGTCCAGCCACCAATCGTTATTTGCCATAACCTGCTCCCCCCTCCCTTCCGATGGCTGTGCCATCGGCGGAGGAGTCGGGGGTGGGGTTCACCCGCCCCACCCAAAACTCTTACATCACAGCCACATTCGGCGCAAACCGCCGCCCAAACGCCGCAAACGCCGCGTTCTGCTTTGCAATATCATTCCGCGCCGTGTCCATGCTCTTCTGCCAGCCAAATTGATCCTGGCTAAACTGGTTCTGCCAGTCCTGCTGCTTCGCCTGCTGTCCAAACCCCAGCACATCCAGCCCAAACCGATCCTGATTCAGCCCATAATTCGCGTCAAACTGCCGCTGCCCCTCCCCAAAATTCAAATCAAACCGGCGGTTGCCTTCCCCAAACCCCAGCACATCCAGCCCAAACCGATCCTGATTCAGCCCATAATTCGCGTCAAACTGCCGCTGCCCCTCCCCAAAATTCAGCACATTCAATCCAAACTGATCTTGCTGTAACCCAAACTGCCCGCCCCACTGCTGCTTTTGCCAGTCCATGTTCTGCCCAAATTGATCCTTCTGCCATTGCAAGCTCGCCGCATCCTGCCCCAGCTTATCCTGCCATTGCTGCTGTTCCCATTGATACTGCAAATACGCCAGTTGTTGCGCATTCGGCGCGTCCCCCCATGGGTTTGCGCTCGGCGCAGGCCCGCCCCCCCCGTTGCTTGGCGCAGGTTGCGCTGTCCATCCCCCGCCCCCGCCCCCGCCCTGCCCCGGTTTTGGTAGCGGCGTTGGTGTCGGCGTGGGCGTGGTCGTCCCCGGCTTTGGCGTAGCTGGCGGTGTCCACCCCGGCGGCCACGCGCTCCCGCCCCCATACCCCGGCCATGTTGGGCTTTTCCCAGGCGCAGGCGGAAGATTGGGATTTACCGGGCCAAGCACCGGGTTCGGTTGCGTTGGTGCTGTTCCACCCCCAATCGTCCCCGTTGGCGGAGGCAGTGGCCCCGTCCCCGGTATCGTTCCAATTCCCGGATACCCAGGCGGGTATTTGTTCGTGGGCGGTGGCCCATAATTCCCCCCGCCCGGGTCTTCCTGCTTCATAATCCCCATCATGTCACCTGGCCCGCCCTGAATTGTCATCCGCTCTCCAAACCCCGGCCCGCCAATTGGCGCAATGCTCCCGCCCTTTGGCGGGCTAATCCCCATCATTTCCGGTGGCAATTCCCCAGCCCCGCCCCGTCCCGGCAATTGCGGTTGCCCAATCCCCATCGTCGGCGCAGGGTTTCCAGGCTGCATCCGCGCGCCGCCAGCTCCTCCCACGCCAGGGTAAACCTGCCCATTCTCCCCAAACCGCACACCACCGCCCAAGCTATATCCCGGCCCGCCCCCAAACCCCATCGTCGGCCCGCCAATTCTGGCTCCCGGCATATCTGCCCCTGGCCGTTGGGCAGGCGGGGCATCATACAAATTCGTCCCCCCCGGCCCTCGCAAGCTATACCCCGGCGCTCCCGTCCCCGGTGGGGCCGCTCCCACCCCACCCGGCACGGATGGGGCATCATACAAATTCGTCCCCCCCGGCCCTCGCAAGCTATACCCCGGCGCTCCCGTCCCCGGCGGGGCCGCTCCCATCCCGCCCGGTGGGTTCATTCCCCCCGGCTGCTTCTGATACCAGCCCGCGTATTTGCTCATCAACTCCTGCAAACTCAACAGCGGGTTCCCATTCCCTGTCATCCGCCCCATCATGTTCGGCGGCAATTGCCCTGCCCCGCCTCGCCCTGGCATCTGCGGCGGGTTAATCCCCATCATGTCACCCGGCATTCCAAACCCTGCCCCCGGTTGCATACCGCCCCCTGGCGGTGCGCTTGGCGGGTTAATCCCCATCATGTTCGGCGGCAATTGCCCTGCCCCGCCTCGC